TGAGGGTGAAGTACGAACCGGCGTTAGAAATGCTCTACCGCGACTTCTTTCCATGTTCTTCAAAAGAATCAGCGGAACACTCATGAAGAATAAGACCATCCTAGTTTGTATTACTCATAACATTGCTAATACTGGTGGTTCACCATACGCCCCACAAAAGATGGCAGATTGTGGCAATATGTTGCAATATCAAGCTGGCACCAATATGGTTATTACTCATAGAGGCAAGTGGCAAGTTCCAAAAGATACTGGCCCACACGTTGGTCAGATTGCAAACTGGTCTATTAAAACTTCATGTGCTGGCGGTAGACCTAATAGCACAGCGGAGAGTTGGATTAAGTATGGGATAGGCATTGATGAAGTTCAAGAGATTATTCATATCGCTTGTGAATTTAGACTTATCAAAGCTGCTGGTGCTTGGTATACTATTCAGTGTGCGGTTGATGATCTAAGCAATCCAACCGTGAATGAAATGCTAGAAGAAAATAAGGTAGCAAAGACTCCAGAGGATATTGAAAGATTTTTTAAGTTTCAAGGCGTTAATGCTGTAGCTGATTTCTTGAATAATAATCCAAAGATGGCATCTTTTGTTTATGAAAAGATCAAGGAGTTGCATTGAAAGTTAAAGGAATTAATGGGAAAGAATATATTTGGAATCTTACGAAGTACGATATATTCTACGATGATGCTCGTAAGCGTTCAAAATATCATATTCGTGCTAGAAACTTATTAAGAGAAATATTTCACAGCTATAGAATTCTTGAGGAAGTTAAACTACCGGGAAGCACAGCATTAAATAGAAAATCTGTTCTTTACCTTGACTTCTACATTCCATCCACTAAGATGGCGTTTGAAGTTCACGGTGAACAGCACTATGAATACTGCCCATTTTTTCATAAGAGCAAAGCAGATTTTTTGAAGGCAAAAGCCCGCGATGAAGATAAGATAGAGTGGTGCAACATTAACGATATCCAGATTGTAATCTTAAAATTTTCAGAAAGTGATCATGAGTGGCGAGAACACATTAAGGGCATCTGAGAAACTCTCAGAACACCTAAGTCAAATAACATCATATATTGATCTCAGTAACACAAAGTTTTCTTCATTTAGAGAAGAATATTTGTTGGTTGCAAATTTATCATCCGACGAACTTAAAAAGTTAACTCAGCAAGAAGCATTTGATACAGCCTATTTGTTATATGGATATTCTACTTATATTCAAGATGAAATAAACAAGAACAAAATAGCATTAGCTTGGTGTAATGATCAGCTTGAAAAATTGGTGGTCGCCCATAACGACGAGTTTGGTCAATATACTAAACACGAAGTTAAACGACAAATTATCATTAAGGATAATAATTATGCAGCTTCAGTAGATAAAATGAGAGAGGTTGCAGAAGCAAGACTACAAGCCCTAGACGGTAAAGTATATGAACTGAAACGTAAAGCAGACATTCTATTAGAAAAAGCTAAGAGGATATAATGGATCTTAATAATTTTTTAAATTCACTAAGTGACGAACAGAAGAAGCAATTAGCTGGAGCTTTATTAAGTTCAGTAGAATCAGAAAATCCTCCAGTTAAAAAAGAAAAAAAGCCAAAAACAAAGCAAACAAAACCAAAAGAACCGCCATCAATTATTGTAGATGATAATTTCACAGTAACTAGAGCAGAATCAAAAGATTCTCAAAATAGGAGAAAAGAACCCGTGAGAGCCAGAAAGAATGAGTGGAAAGACACAGGCGAATTTAGGGATGTTAATTCCTCAGATTACGACCTAACACCTAGCCCAAGAAAACGCGAAGCACCAAAAAAGATTGATGTAGACTGTCATGTTTGTGGCAGGTCATTTAAGGCTGATCAAAGATTTGTATTTGGAGAATATCACCGCTGCAATAGATGCGTTGGAAAATAAATATGGATATTAAACTGACAGATATTGGTTCTGAACGAGCAGTCTTGGCATCACTTCTACAAAATGGTATAGACGCATACGTGTCGATATCGCACCTTATTAGTCATGAAACTTTTGGTCATGCCAATAATCAGATTCTATATAAGTGTATAGAACGGATTATCACTAACGATCAAAAGGTGGATATACCATCTATTCTATCGGCAGCTTCTCAGTTGAATTTATCAGAAAGCATAAATACAACACAAGAATTAAAATACATCAAATCTCTTTTCGACTTTCCAGTTAATAAAGATAATGCTCTTAGCTTTGCGATACAAATTAAAAAGTTTGAATTTGCTAGAAAGATTAAAACACTAACAGCAAAAATACATAAAGATGTTGATGATGTTACTGGATCTGAATCTATCAATGATATCATTCAAATTCTAGAAAACCCCGTTACAGACTTTCTAAGAGAAGATGACGGTGGCGACACTCCAAAGAAAATTGGAGAAAACATCGGGGATTATATTGCATTCTTAGAGGAGAATAAGTGTGATATCATTGGTATTCCAACAGGATTCAGCAGATACGACGAGGCCATTGGCGGTGGTCTTAGACGTAAATGCGTTGACCTTGTTTCTGCTAGACCAAAAGTTGGCAAGTCAGTATTTGCTGATAACGTGGCTCTAAATGTTTCTTCTAAGAACATTCCCGTTCTTATGCTAGATACTGAAATGAGTAAAGAAGATCATTTGAATAGGCTGCTAGCCAATATCAGCGGTGTTCCAATTAATGAAATTGCTACTGGTAAATTTATAGATGATGATGAAAAGAGAGAAAAGGTTCAAGATGCTGTTAAGCACATAGAATCTATTCCTTATTGTTATGTTAGCGTTGCTGGAAAGCCATTTGAACAAATCCTCAATCTTATTAAAAGATGGATTATTCAAGAAGTTAAGATGGATCAGTACGGTAAAACCAATGACTGTTTAATTATCTATGATTATTTGAAGTTAATGTCATCCAGTTCCATTACTAATAATATACAAGAATATCAAGCTCTTGGTTTTCAAATTACGGCACTTCATAATCTATGCGTAAAGATGGATTTTCCATGTTTGTCATTTGTTCAGTTGAATAGAGATGGTATAACCAAAGAAAGTACCGATGCTGTTTCTGGATCGGATAGACTTATCTGGCTATGCACATCGTTCTCTATATTTAAAATCAAGTCACCAGAAGAATTAGCAGAAGACGGTCCCAATGCTGGAAATAGAAAACTTGTACCAATTGTTTCAAGACATGGCGGCGGGCTAGACGATGGAGATTATATTAACATGGTTATGAATGGATCTCATGCCAAATTAAGAGAGCTAAAAACACGTAACGAATTTAAAAACCAACCAACTGGTGATACTGGATTAGCAGATTCAGACTCACTAATTAAAATAAGAATACAAGATGGACTTACACAAGCTCAAGATTCTATTGAACAGTAAAGCTGAAACTATCTTTAAGAAGCTGGGCATGGACTGCGAAGTTCTGGGAGATAATATTTACTCCAAATGCCCAATTCATGAAGGTAGCGATAACCCAAGAGCATTCTCATATTCTATAGAAAGAGGAATATGGAAGTGCTGGACTAGAGATTGTCAACATCAATATAATAATGATATATTTGGACTAATAAGAGGATCGTTATCGAACAGCGAAGGCGTAGATGTTGGCTTTAAAGAAGCTTTAAAGTGGTCCTGCGATCTATTAGATTTAAAACGCGGCAAGGTGCATAGTAAACAGGTAGTAGAAGAGCCGAATGAATTTGTTGAACTTGTATCATTGCTAAACCACTCAATAGTTCAAAAAGAGCATAGTGAAATAGATGCAGAATGTAATCTAGAAATACCGTCCCCGTATTTTATATCCAGAGGATTCAAAAAAGAAACTCTAAATTATTTTGAAGTTGGTGACTGTGTTAATCCTAAGTCTAAGTTGTATGATAGAGCAATAATACCTATTCATAACGACGATGGAACAAAACTAGTTTCATTAATAGGAAGATCGATGAAGGACTATAAATTACCAAAATTCTTATTTAGCCCCAAGGGATTTGACAAAAGATATTTTTTCTATAATCTTCACAGAGCAATAAGTAAAGCTAAAGAAACTGGATGCTTATTTCTTGTTGAAGGACAGGGAGATGTTTGGAGATTATATGAATCTGGGGTGCATAATGCTGTTGGAATATTGGGTAAAACAATTACAAAAGAGCAAGAAGATAAACTATTAAAAATGCCAGTAACTCATCTTATTATATTAACTGATAACGATCAAGCTGGAAGAGAATCAAAAACACAAATACAAAGACAATTGGGAAGAGTTTTTAAACTAACATTTCCTAAAATTTCAACAAAAGACATTGGCGAAATGACAACGGACCAAATCAAAAGTAAAATACTACCACAAGTTAAAGGAACTTATTAATGGCTAAGATTATAGGCATATCTGGGCGAAAGCAATCTGGAAAAAATACAGTAGCTAATTACATAAATGGGTCCGTGCTAATTAGCAAGGAAATGGTAAAAGACTTCTTTATAAACGAAGATGGTCAGCTTGTTATCAAAACAACTAATAGCAGTGGCGAAGATGGATATGGAATATTTGATGTTACCAGAAAAGATGACACATTTATTGAATATGCTAGCAGAGAACTATGGCCATATATTAAGACCTATCATTTCGCAGATTTGCTAAAGAACATATCGATTCATTTGTTTGGATTAAGCCCAACAGAGGTTTATGGTACAGATGATGACAAAAACAAAGAAACAAATTTGTTGTGGGAGAGTATGCCAACGAAAGAAAAGAAAACTGGCAATGTGACGAATAGAGAATTTTTAGAATACTTTGGAACAAAAATTGTTCGCAAAATTAAGCCAGAGGCATGGGTTGAAGCAACAATGAATAATATTATTAAAGAAAATTCTGAAATAGCAATTATACCAGATGTTAGATTTCCAAATGAAGTCAACGCAATAAAGGCTGCTGGTGGCAAAGTTATCAGATTGACTAGAAACGTTCATGATAGTAAGATAGAGTGCGAGACAGCACTAGACGAAAAGAATTTTGATTGGTCGATATTCGACCATGTTATAGATAATTCTAATTCATCAATAGAAGATCTATGTAGCAGCGTAAACAATCTCAAACAGTATTGGAACTAATATGCTAATAACGTACATAAGATCTTCAAGTTATAATAATTACTCTTACTGCCAAATGCAGTATTTTATAACATATGTTTTGGGCCATCAGTCAACCAGTGGCAAGAAAGCAGAACTTGGAACTATTGTCCATAAGGTTATGGAAACACTAGCTGGTTTTAAAAAGTACCATCAAGACAACCCGCGTAAACATAACCTACATGTAAAAGATGATGCCTTGGGCGATGTTGAAATTAAAAAATCAGAATTATTGAAGGACAGTATCGTTGTAGATTTACTTGATAAAAGTTATAATTTTTACACATCTGGATCATCTCACGCCTTCACAAAGGGTGATAAAGATACCTGTATGAGTCTTGTGTGGGACACATTAAGATATAATCATGGTCAATTTGACCCAAGACACAGGACTGTAGTTGCTCCAGAACCTCATTTTGATATTCCAATTGATGAAGATTGGGCGCATTATGAATATGAGTTTCCAGATGGTAGAAAAATCAAGGGACAATTAGCTATTAAGGGAACTATAGATTTAGTTACGGAAACTGCAAAAGACACCATTGAAGTAGTCGATTGGAAGACGGGTAGACGTTTAGATTGGGCCACTGGCGAAGAAAAGACATATGAAAAACTATGCTCAGACCCTCAGTTATTACTATACAATTATGCCATTTCCAAGCTATTTCCTCATTATGATCACACAATAATGTCCATATTTTTTATTAAAGACGGTGGACCGTTCTCTATGTGTTTTGATAAAACTGATCATGATAGATTCTTAAAAATGCTTAAGAATAAGTTTGAAGATATTAAGGCTAATAATACACCAAAACCCCTGTCGCAGAGTAGAGATAGCTGGAAATGTACTAAGTTGTG